GCTTTTTTGATTTGTCGATTTCAGATGATGCTGCTAAGATTCTTTATGATCTAGCAGATAAGTTGTGCAACACACAACATACTCTAAAATTTGATCTTGGTATTACCGAGATTCTTGAGTATATCACTGAAGCTAAGAACAAATTATCGGGTTTTCTTAAGGACTTTCTTGATTATATGAAAACTGCAATTATGGAAATTCTAATTAAATTTGGCATGAAATTCACCAATGATGATGATGATTTGCAGGGTTCTGAAGAATATTTCGATGCTGAGGGCGGTTTTGAGAGAATTTTAACTCTTGTAGCCTATCGCAAGTATTTAAATAAATATATTGAAGAAAGAGATTATAAGAGTCTATTGGATATTTTCATTAAATCCTCCGTGACAGCAGAGGGTGTAAGTGAGAATTTATCATATCTACTTGACCTCTTTAAAAATATCATAAACTTCATTGTGGTAAGTTGTGGTTATTCACCACTTTTTGAAGTTCACTTTAGTGCAGATGAAAAAATTAACTCATTTTATAAACGTTACGTCGAGCTTAAGGACGATTTCGTTAACTCCGATAAACGAGATGAATATGGTTTTGCACAAAGTGTTTATCTACTCTATGAGGAGTTAGAGAATTATGCTGTGAATGGAAATGTTCGGGGCTCCACTAAGGAGCGCCTGAATGTTATTATTCAGGGTATGAGAACTCTTTACAACTACTCAGAAGCAAATATTAACCCTAACAATGGTCCAAGAGTTGAACCACTTGGCGTTTTGATTGCTGGGCCTTCTGGATCCGGTAAGTCGACTGCCACAGTACCCCTCTTGTTGTCAGTCTTGGGTTCTATTCTCGATAAGAGCGTTATTCCTGCTTATATTGAGAATCATAACGATTTTATACACTTCCGTGCTAATGAGAATGTCTATTGGGATGGAGTTAAACGCAGTCATGTGGCTTGTGTTTTCGATGACTTTGGTCAAAGGCGCGATACTGCGTCTGTGCCCAACCCGGATGCGTTTGAGTGTATACGATTGATTAATACTGCACCTTTTCATTTGCATCATTCCGCTGTGTCAGAGAAATCTAAACACTATGCGCAGATGAAATTAGTATATGCTACCACTAACCGTAAACAACTTCACTTCGAGTCTATTGTATCGGATGAAGCTGTTGTCCGTCGATTTAAGATAGCATACGTGCAGGTTCCAAAAGTCGAATTTGTTGTTAAGGACACTGATCTCTGGAAGAGAAAGTTGGACACTGAGAAAGTGCGTGAAGCCTTCCCTTATGTGGCCGATGCTCCGGAGACCTACTTTCCTATGGATGTTTATGAATATCATCCGTGGGATTTTGTTCAGGCTGCACCTGCACCTGGCAAGGTTCTTGATTTCAATGAATTGCGACAAAAGATATTAGATTTGTATAACGAGCAAGCCGATGGTGGTTCGCGTATGTTGCGATTTCACAGGCACATCAAGGAAAAATTCATTCCTGAAGGATTTCAAGATGTAGTCTCACAGTTCGACAAGGCAATATTTGGAGATAAAACTTCTCCCAAGCTGAATAAGACTATCCTTACAGTTCTTGGATTGACTTTAGCCAGTTTGTCACTCGTTTACAAATCTTACTCTGGATCCGCTACCGCTGAATCTTTTAGCAAGAAAGCCAAGTCAGGCGAAACTACGAAAGTTACTAATAAGGGGCCACAACCTCTAAAGAAACCTGATTTGAACACATCCGATATTAATAATCGTCCTGTCACTAAGAAATCTGCTGCTCCAAGAAAGGGTAATAGAACTCAAATGGCAAGGAGAAATGCATCTGATAAGAGGATGGCATACTTAAATGGTTATGAACCACACTCAGGCGCCCCCATGGACCTGAGTAGGGAGATGTCAATTGTTAAAAGGAATGTTTATCGAATATTTATTGATGGTGATGCCATAGGCCTGGTTACGTTTATTAAGGGCCATGTATTCATCCAACCATCGCATTTTGATACATTTATCTTCAGTATATATGGAGAGAAGTTTGGACCTGATAGCAAAGAAGCTTGTATAGTGGATTTTGTACCTATGTGTGCCGATCGTGTTGCTTTCAGCATAGATTGGAATGACCCAAATATTACTATTATGGGTAGTGGTAAAACTGACTTAACGTTTGTTAAACTACCAGCCTATTATTGTAGATCACACAAAGATATAACATCTGCTTTTGCCCCAAGCTCTATGTTTAAGGTAGGGAATTCTTACAGGGGAAAACTCACACATCTAAATGATGGTTATGTTAGCGTTCAACATTCAGATATCAAAATAGGTGACAACGTTAGTTACACTGTTGGCGAAACTGAATTTGAAAGCGGTTTGTTACAATACAGAGCAGCTACTATCAAAGGAGATTGTGGGGGTCTTATCACCTCTTCAGACGGGAGATTTGATGCCACAAAGATTTTAGGGTTCCACGTTGCTGGAGCAGCTAGTTTGTCTATTCCGTTTATGAGTGAAAGAGGTGTTAAAAATTGCGCCGGTGTTGCTCTTCCTTTGGAAGTTATTAACAATGCTCTTAGTTTTTTATATGATGACGATGAGTTTGTTATTACAGACGAAATTGAGCCAGAATTCACTGCTGAGAGTACAACTCCTTTCAATGTATTGAGGAGTGATAAGAAAGTCCTTGGCAATGGTAAATCAAAATTAGTTCCTTCACCCTTGCATGGTATGTTGTGGGATATTACAACTCAACCCGCTATGCTCAAGCCTTTTGATGGACCTGATGGAGAAACAATAAACCCGCGCTTAAAAGCACGCGACAAATATTCTCATGATGCATATTATGTTAGCCCAGATTTGTTAGATCGTGCCACCATTATTGCGAGACAGTTCATAAACAATAACGTAGCGACAGCACCTTGGTATCCTCGAATTTTTTCCTTAGAGGAGGCCATTGATGGTGTTGCCGGGCAGGATTTTGTTAATGCTGTTGATAGAAACACCAGTCCTGGATATCCCTATAGCTTGGATAATAAAAGTCAAGGGAAGAAGTACTGGTTGGGACCTGTGGGATCTGCTTCTAGTGCCCCAGGTTACACAGCTTTAGTTGCTGATATCAATAATTTAATTGATAAGGCAAAGAAAGGTGTTCGCACTGAGGTTGTGTATGTGGATTGCCTTAAAGATGAAAGAAGACCTATTGAGAAAGTACTCATGGGTAAAACTCGTCAATTTATGGCGTGCCCTCAACACTACCTAATCGCATTTAAAATGTACTTTGGTGATTTTATTCGCCACGTCATGGATAATCGTATCTTCAATGGTGTCGCTGTGGGTATAAATCCCTACACTGAATGGGGAACCCTAGCGACATATCTAAAGAAAAGAGACGACTTCAAAATGACAGCAGGAGATTACAGTTCTTATGACTGTAAAATTCGAACAGGGGTTCATTTTAAATGTCTTGAAATTATTGAACAATACTATTATAACTCAAATGATGAGGATCGTAAAGTACGGCGCGTCATGTATGAGGATGTAATCAATTCCTTGCATTTAAATGGAGGAGAGGTATATGAATTCAATGGTGGTATGGCTTCCGGTAACCCAGGAACTGCCCCACTCAATTCAATTGCTAATTTGATTATGATTTGTTCAGTGATTGCAGATAGAGAGGAATACATAAACTCCCTTGGTCTAGATCTTAGGGATATTAGCAAATATGTTTCCTTGATAACTTTTGGTGATGATAATATCATTGGGTATGATCCCGTCTTAAAAGAGGTACTTGGCCAACACTCTATGGGTTTGGCTATTAAGAAAATCTTTGATATGGATTATACTATTGAGACAAAAGATGGTAGAGATGTCACCGATCGAGATATAACAGAAGTAAACTTTTTGAAAAGAGGTTTTATCATTGATAAGGATTATTCTCCTGGTAACTATGTCCCCCCCCTTGATATTGGGGTTTTGAAAGAGACCCTGAACTGGGAGAGGACTAGTGGTACTCCAGATGAGTTTAAACAGCGTATAGAGGCTGTGCTCTTTGAATTATCTCTTCATGGAAGAAAAACTTTTGATGAATGTTTTCCAAAAATCAACATTGCAGCCAGAGAGCAATTGAATTACTTTGTTGCTGGTTGTTCGTTTGAGCTGGCCCGTGAAATGGGCGTCGGCTTAAACGAGTGAGTTATCTAAGCTATCTTGTGGAATATACTTGATTCTGAAATCCACAAGAGTAGCCAAAAGCGAGCTTAGGGCAGGGGGATGCGCTGGAGAGACACCAAAGTTCCCTCAGAATCAACTGCTAGTGTAGCCGACTTCTTACTAGCTTTTATGATAAGTTGCTTCAAGTTTAAATTCACCATTATCCCTTGTGGATGCCGTAGAAAATACACACACACCTCGTGATCAAGAGAAAACTGGATCAGATGTAGCCTCA